AGAGCCATCCTTTGTAGAAAGTGTTACTGCTGCAATAACTGGAACGAATCCAGAAGGGTCAGGGCCAGAACTAGCACTTGAATCATCTCCTTTATCACCTCTTGAGGATGTAAGCGCATTGCCAACAATTCCAAATAATCTGAATGATATTAAACCCTTACAAGATATTTTATTTGAGCAGCCAGCGCAGCAGCAACAGCAGCAACAGCAGCAGCAGCAACAGCAGCAGCAGCAGCAACAACAGCAACAGCAGCAACAGCCGCAACAGCCGCAGCAGCCGCAGCAGCCGCAGCAGCCGCAGCAGCCGCAACAGCAGCAAGAGGTTTCTCTTATAATGCCTATTCAGTTACAGACAACAACTACATCAACGCCCCTTACAGATAATTTAATTGCAGCTCGTATCGGAACGGCGCCCCCACCTGTTCAGGGTGAGATGCCAGCACCGCCACCTGCTGCACAGATTATAGCATCTCCTACTGCGGTTGCCCCCGTGATTATGGTTGATACCACGCCAGTTGCTATGTCTGCTGAAGGATTACAATCGCAACAGCCACCAAAAACTATTCGTATTAAGCGACCTGTAATAGGAGGAGATGGAAGCCAAAATGAAGAACAAGAAAATGCTACTCCTAAACATTATTCACAGGCAGTCTCATTTATTAAATTATCCTAAAGCCTAGCCTAAAAATTGATTAATACTATCCTGTAGGGATACACAGAGAAAATGCAGGACTTTGAACTAACAGATGCAATCTATCGTTCGCGGAAAACAGTTCTAGATATGATGGAAGCACGTGAATATATTACAACTCCTTACAGAAACTACTCGCCAAAGGAAATTACATATATGATGGGGCCGCTTGAAGGTCAAGGTCTTCGTATGGACCTTTCTCATAAGGATGGAACACGAAAGTGTGTGGTACATTATTATTTGCCAAAGATTAAGAATAAGCTCAAAAATTATTTAGAGGCAATGAATGATCCTGAGAAGGCCGAATATCTAAATCCAGAAACAACGGAAGTGATTATTATGGTAACAGAGCCAGTTGTTGATACATTTCACCAGGGAGTTCTTGAAAATTATATAAAGCATAAGTCGCGTGTATTTATCTTCCAGATCCAGACATTGGTTAATGATCCTAGTAAGCATGTATTAGTTCCATATCATGAGAAAGTTCCGGCAGAAGAAGCTGCTGAACTAATGAAGAAGTGGTATGTTAAGTCTAAGAGCCAGTTTCCTATTATCAGATTTCATGCTGATATGCAGGCACGATATCACGGTCTTGTACCAGGTGATATTATAAAGATTGAGCGCTCTTCTTTATCAGCAGGTAAATATACTCTTTATCGTGTGTGTGTGTAGGCTAACTTTTATACTAAATGGTACTTAGATGGGGTCCTGGCAAGAAGATATCGGTTCTGAAATAACACGTCTTGAAAATTATAGAACTAAACTTTTGCAAGATGACTTATCAAGAGCGGGACAACCGCCATCCGATTCTCAGAAGAGAGCAGTAACAACTGTATCTAATAATTTTTTGGCGTATCAAAATGTAAATAGACAGTTATCAGAGATTATTAAACGATCTACACCACCTGACCTTGGTGGAACTCTATCTACAATTGGTTCAAATCAGCAGAAGATTAATTCGTTAAAGAAAGAGATACAACTTGCGAAAAATGATTTGGATGTCGCTAAACAAAGAGATAAACAGATACAATTAGACCCGCCACAGCAGAGTAATTATCAGGGTATTAGTATATATTTTGGGCTAATAAAGCCAGTCCATTTTATAAGTATATCTATATTATTCGGCATAAGTATCCTCCTACTAATATCAGCAGTTCTCCTTCTGAAGGAGAACTTCCTCTTAGGATTTCCAGTAGCAAGTATATCAATATCGGGCGTAACACCAACATCAACTTCTTTTTACAAAGATCCTCGTCTCTATGCTACTATAGCGGGGGCATCACTTATTGTAATTATCTTTCTTTCTCTAAAGATTGCTAATAAACTTCCAGTGCTACCAACCTAAACGTTATCATTTAGTTTAAGAGAATACTTATTAGAGAATGTCGAGCATCTGTGGGGGAGCGACTCCGGCTACAATGACAACACAAGACCTACAGGCGACGTTTGAAAAGTCAATACTGCCTACAAATGTGACACGAAATACGGACGGAACAATTACTGATGCGTCTCTAAAGGCGCATATTAGCAGTCTATCTTCTTCTGGAGTTATTCCTGTAAGGCCCCAGGTGGGGACAATTCAGGGTGGTACACTAGCAAATAATCCAAATTCTCCTCTCGCAGCATATATTGTTAAGGAGAATGAACTTCTTGCTAAGATAAAGCAAGAATACTGCTTCTATGAGGGGCGTTATCGCTATGCTCTGAATGTATTAGTAGATTCCGTTTCACAGGCTTCTCTTCCGGCCTCTGGCGCGTCCCCTACAGGTAATCAGAGTAAATTTGAGGTATATCTCCCTATTACACGTAAGTTAAATCAGAAGTTAAATGATGTTAGTCAGGTAATTAATGCGATTGCGATAGAACGATATAGATTGAGTCGCCAGGATAGTACAGAGATTAATAGTATTAATCAGGCATTAGCATCACGTGCGGCAGATCTACAGGCACAGGCTGCTATTCTAAAATCTGATACATCTGCGGCGGAACTGCGTAAAAGAATGGTTGACTATACGAAGGAGAAGAACAATGCAACAAATAATTTACTAACATTATATGCTGTTCTAAATATCGTTGCGATTGGGGCGCTTGTTATTCTTGCACGTAACTAAGTTTAGCGCTAACAGTAATTTAAGCATAATTACTAGATAAGCATGGCTTCTCCGGCTCTCACAGATGCTATTAGTAATTTACAGACAGCACAATCGGTTGAACTACAACAGTTTGTGACTGACCTTCGGTCAAATCCTGAAAATCTGTCAGCGTATATCAAGAAGAATCGTGACTCGTTAGTAAATGATGTATTAGGTCAGCGAAATGATACATTCAATAAAGTATATGGCGATGCTGTTCGTGCCTCTAATACACAGAATAATATATACTACTACTATACACGAAATAAGGACTTAGATACTCTTCAGAAGGACCTTCTAAGTCGTACAAAGTATGATGCGCAATCAACAAGGCATGATAAGGATCTTGCTCAGCGCCAATTTGAGATTAATGAGTGGTCATATGGGAATAAGATGGACACACTTTTTGTGTTTCAGATGATTCTTGTAGCACTTGCTCTCGTTACACCTCTTCTCTATTTTTCCCGACAAGGGCTTATTCCATCATCTGTTCTTACAGGTGTGTCTGTTCTATTTGCTATAATTATTGCACTAACTATCGCAGTTCGTGCACAGTATACTATATATTCACGTGATCAACGTCACTGGAACCGCCGCCAGTTTGATCGCCAGGGTGGGCCACAAATTCCTCCACCAAACTGCGAGACTTTATCAAGTGCTTATGACTCAACCCTGCAGGGAATTCAGGGTGTTAATACTCGAGTACAGGATGCTGGTACTTCTATACTAAATACTTATAATAGGGTCTTTTCATCAGCTAATAATTAGTAATTCTTATCAGAATTAACTTTAATGACTAACTGATAGAGATGAGTACTGTAACAGCTACTTCTTTTGAGAGGGAAGCAATAGAAGCCTCTAACCTTTATACAACGGCTCTTAATATTAAAGATAAGGCTGCTCCAGATTCACTATCAAAAGTTGTAACTGAACAACATCTGAATCTTGAGGACGAGAAAAAAGTGCTTACTGAAGAGTTAAAAAAAATAAGAGGAGAGGCGCAGGCATATGAGCGCGATTTCTTAGATCAGAGAGCTGAGAAGGGCGAAGTAATTGCCCCAATTACAACTGCTGGAACCTTACAGGATGGTGTTCTAAGTTTCTTTTTATTATCATTTTTTCTTTTCTGGATTGTGCTAATCTACTTTTCATTTATACCACCTTATGGAAATACACAGTCAGGTATAAAAATGATTATTGGCTTTTTAATCACAAGTGCTGTTACTTGGGCTCTCATTTATAATTATGCTTAGATCCCTCCGCTTAGACTCCTCCGCTTAGATCCCTCCGCTACCAATTGACTGTTTATCAAAATCTTCAGCCTCTTCCTCTGATTGAAATACCTCAATACCACGAATATTTTTAATAATCTTTGTATTAAGTTTTTCTTCTAGGCGAATTTTAAAGTCATCCGCCTTTAGTTTTGCTCCACTTCCTCCTCCTACACTTGCGTACCATGTATTATACAACTTGTTTACCTTTGTAATAGCAAGTTCGGGCGCCTCAGGATTTTTGCGCACACATGACTCAAAGAACTTTGCGAAACTATCATGGGTGTATTTATACTGGTTTGATACATTCATTACAACTGGAGGAGGATTTAGCCCACCCCTCATATAACGAGTCTCGTAGTAATAAACTAGTAGGCTTAGGAATGACTGTCGCCAGATCTTGAGTTTAGCATCAAGGGTATAATCCTTATAGAATATATTTTTTGAAGGATCATATCGAGGGTCTTCAGGATCTACGAATAGCGCTTCGAAAGGGAGAACACGAATGCGTCGCCAAGTACCATTATCCATTGTATGAACAGGAGGCAACTTGTTACAAGACATGAATAGTTTACCAGTAATCTTGAATGTATCTTGATCCTGAAATAGACCACGTGCTTCAACATCATCCTCACCACTAAATTGCTTCATGCGAGAAGTATTGAGAGGCTCATTAGGGTCCGGTTCCTGCATAATAATCATGCGCTTGTTCTTGATTTTGATAATATCTGGATTAGCAGCACCTGAATCAGGTCTCTTACGTGTAATAGCAGTAGTACTTAGTGATGTTAGATAGTCTCCTAGGGTATAACGCATTAGTTCTACAAGTTTTGATTTACCATTACTGCCATTACCTGTCATAAAGTAGTATGCCTGTTCTCTGTTAGCACCCTCCAGACAAGATGACAGAAGTGTTAGTACATACTCACGCAAGTCAGGGCGTGGGAAGATCTTCGTAAAGAAGTCAAGAATATCAGCAATATGCTTATCATCCCATTTAATATTTGTATTATAACGGTCTGAACTATTTAGTTGATTCTTATCAGCATCACTGTAAGGGATATACTCAATTGGCTCCATTTCAGGAGCATTATTACCAGCCATGAAACTAATATAATCCTCTGGCTTCGGGTCACGAACTTGTACATACTCTTCAGTTGTTTCATCTGCCTTCTCGCGAACTGCTCGCAAATCAATAATACAGTTTGCACAGCCAATAGTGGATGTATTCGCATTGAGTTTTTTCTCAAAATCTTTCTCGTAGAATATTGATGCGGCTTCTTTCATAATACTGTCCTTAAAGCCGCATGAGTAAAGATTTTTCTCAATCATAATTAGTTCCTTAAAGATAAGATCATTACCAGGCTCATCATTTCCTTGCTGTGAAAGCCATTGACGCCGTTCTCGACGACCTTCCGTGATAATGTCAACAATTTCATTACTTAGTTTATTGCGAAGTTCGACCCCTTGAATAGCAAGTTGCCACATGTTCTTATAATAGCGATACCAGCTAGTACGTTTACTATCCATTGCAACACAATAATCGCCATCATAAAGTAGATGCATCAATTGAGCAATATGATTGTGTGTATTTTTACAGCGACCTTGTGAAACCCACTCAACAAGATCACTCTTAAGAATTTCATTGTATTTTGTAGGATTATCTTCGCGAGCCCAGTAATGTAGACTACGCTTAGTAAGTCTTTTATGACTAGAACTCATCCCACTTCCTTTGCGCCATTTACGATATTCTTGATCATAATTTAGATTAGAGGATTTGAGAGATTTTTTGCTAAACTCAAACCAGAGTTTGAACATCTCCTCTGAATCATTGATATTGCGAAGGCACCACCCTGTCTCCATCCATGTATCACGATTATCTGCTCGCTCTTCAGTAAGACACTCAAGAACAATGCGGCGAATAATTGCCATATCTCGCTCAGACTGGGCTGGTGCTAGATAACTTGCTACAAGTGGATTTAGTTCTAATGCTTCAGGAGGGATTACTGTAGTTCGTGGCACATGCGGAGGAGTCTTTGGCGCAATACACAATAATTGAATTTTTCTATACTCTTCCTGTACATCTTCAGCTAGATTCGCATCACTAATTGCGTCAGACAGATTATAACGAATACTTAGTTTCTCCATAAGTTCACGATTAGAATAAGTACTGATATCTTCTTCGTCAATATCACCGGTTTCTAGATCTACAACATAGACATTCTCTAATTTGTAAGGAGAGAACTCTGTTCCATTTGTAGGAGGCTTAGATTCACCATATAGAAGCCATCCGTTTTTCTTAACAAGTGATTCATCAAATATTTCATCAGGCTTATTTATATATTCTGTGCCATTAAATGCGTCTGCTAGAATATTCTGGTCTAGACTCCAGCGACGAAGAATACGTTGTTTCTCAGCTGTCATAATAAGATCAGGGCACTGAATATGAATGCCGTCCTTCAACTCCTTGAATAATGATTTACCATTCTCTGTACTTTCTGTACGCTTATTCTTGTAAGGCTGTGGACGAAGTGATACAAAGAAGCGAACATATTTTCCTTTTGGAAATGACTTGTAGAATTTACGAATACCATTTACATATGAGCGAATAAACAGCAGAATATGTGTATCATTAAACATGCGAATAAGCCCCTTAGTAGGGTCATACTTGAAGTCAAGATCAATAAGGATCGGATAATCTTTATTTGCCCCGCGCTGTTCAACAAGACCTAACGGAGCATTTCGCTTTACGAATAGATAATCATATAGAATATCTAGGAATTGCGGATACTCCTCATCCTTAATAGACCATCGTCCCTTCTTAGAACCCATCCCTGTAAGGGTTGCTTCCTCTCCCTGCGCAGCAGAGTGAGGTCCTAAAAACTTACTGATATCATGCTTAGCATAGACTTCATTATAGTCCGCCATCTTTCTATGCTCTAATCGGCTTTAAAAAATTGGTGTCAATTTTTGCCGCCTTTATAATTAAATATTATATTATGACTACTACATCACGTCCCAATCGTCGCATTATGATGGATATCAAACAACTGGAATCTGAGGAAACGAAATCACTCAGAATCTTTTATAATGCCGACGATAAGAATATATTTAATGGAACTGCTCTTATCTTTGGACCAGAAGGAACTATTTACGAGGATCTGCCGATTATCCTAGAAATTCAGTTTCCCACAGATTATCCTTTTACAAATCCAAAAGTCAGATTTGTTACATGTGATAGTCGCACAAGGTTTCATCCAAATTTATATGTGGATGGAAAAGTCTGTCTAAGTATTTTAGGTACATGGCAAGGCCCTTCTTGGACATCTGTTATGACTTTACGAACAGTTTTACTCTCAATTATGGGATTACTTGATAATGAACCGCTTTTACATGAACCTGGTTATAGCACCTCTAAGGGAACACAGAAATCGAAAGATTATTCTTCATTTGTTGAACATTCTGTTCTACGTTATATTGTAGGAACAATTGAACGATATTCGAAGAAAAACATGGAGCCATCATTAAATCTCTTTAAAGACGAATTGGAGAAAGAGATTACAAATATTTATAAACGAACTTTAATTCGTCTTGAGAAACTCGCAAAAGACCCAAAACAAGTATGGAATCATGTTACCTATAATATGAGTGGTACATCTATCTATTCGGAACTTTTAGAACAATTAAAACTCCTGTCAATCCCATTGCCAAAAATTGATTAAAAGCCTAGATAGATAACAGGTAGAGAACCAGAAAATGTCATCAACTTTAAAGTTCTGCCCTACATGTCGCTATTATTTAGCACTTGATATTAATGATACATCCCTTACAAGGGTATGTCGACACTGTGGGTATAAGCATGAGGAGACCCAGGGTACTCTTGTTCTTGAGACAGTTGTTCAAGAGAAGGCTTCAGAGAGTTATAAGATTCTTCTGAATGAGTTTACCCGACAGGATCCTACTCTGCCACACGTTTCTAATATTCCTTGTCCAGGATTTCCAGATAAACCATGCCCATCTAGCAAGGGTATTGCAAAGGCGGATGTAATTCTTATTAAATCTGATCAAGTAAATCTCAAGTATCTTTATCTTTGTAATGTATGTGGACAGCAATGGAGAAGCCGCAGTTAATAGGGTCTAAGAGCTAGATATTAATAGTTAAATAAATGGCAACAGTTGTTTCTGCTTATTTTCCTATACCGTCCAAATTTCCAGCAGAATACTATTTAGCATGGATCCGAAATTTTTTCGAGAATATCCCATGCCATTTAGTATTTTTTACTCAGCAGAATTTAATTCCGGTTTTTACTGAATGGCGCTCGAAGTATATGGATAGAACTGTTTTCATCCCATTTGATTTTATGCGAGATGCTGAAGCATTTAAGAAGTATGGATATGATTTCTGGCGGTCTGAATTAGATAAGGATACAGAGTACGATTTTTTTGATAAAACACGGAAGATACATTCTCCAGAGTTATATGCTATATGGTACGAGAAGAAGGAGTTTGTTCTGAAGGCTATTGCTGCAAATCCATTTAATCATGAGAAGTTTCTCTGGGCAGATGCGGGTGGATTTCGAATTACATCCTGGTATCCGAGACTTCAGACTTTCGCTTCACCAAAAAATATTCCGGATAAAAAGTTTTTTTTATTAAGTATAAATCCTTTTACTGATGATGAAAAGAAGGAATATTTATATCCCATCCAAAATGCTAGAATAGGTGGAGGATATTTAGCAGCTCATAAAGATACATGGCCTGAGTTTTCAAAAGGGTTTGATGATATGCTTCAAGAATATCGGAATGAAGGATTATATTGTGGTAAAGATCAGAATATAATGGCATCAATGACAATAAAGTATCCAGACTTTTTTGAAATTATTCCAACAGATCTCACATGTGAGGATGCCTGGTTCTGGCCACAACTATATTTTTCTGAGGTCGCAAATTCTATGGATATTACTATATTAATTCCATTATATAATGGGGTTGAGTTTTTACCAACATCTCTTTCTTCAATTAAACAACAAACGTACAAATCCTGGAAAGTTATAATAGGAATTAATGGACATGAGCCAGATTCAGATATATTTAAAATGGCATCTGAGATTGTAAATACACTTGGGATTTCAGAAAAAACTACAATTCTAGAATTAGCGACAAAGGGGAAACCAGCATCTCTAAATAAAATGGCTGAAGAAGTGAAAACTGCGCATGTTGCTATTCTAGATGTTGATGATATCTGGCTCCCAAATAAACTTGAGGAACAGATACCATTTATGAAAATGTATGATATTATTGGTACTCAATGTCAATATTTTGGAGATTTAAGCAGCATTCCAAATATCCCTATTGGTGATATTTCATTATTTGATTTCTTTTTAACAAATCCTATTATAAATTCATCTGTCATTTTAAAGACTGAGCTTCTAAAATATAATGAATCAGAAATAACTGGTTTAGAAGACTATGAACTCTGGCTACGTCTCAAATATAAAACACAAGCAAAGTTCTATAATGTCCCTAAAGTTCTTGTAGGACATCGTATTCATTCTCAGAGTGCATTCAATAATACAAATGGTAACTATTTGGAAGAATTTCTTGAGAGAAAGAAGAAAGAACTACTCTAATGAAATACTTACGATCTCAGGAAAATGTTCCGCGATATCTTCTAGGATAGCCGAGGGAGAACATGATGGCGCAGAGAAGAATGTTCCACTTGTAATACTATATATCCATTCAGGATCCGTTGCATGTACAATCGCATGATCAGTAAATAATGACCTACCAATACTCAACCATTTGGTAAAAAGTGTCTTTAATCCAGGAGTGAGATTTTCTCGGAAGATCTGAAAACTATAGAGACTCGTTAGAATTTGAAAAATATCTCTTCCCTCTTTCGGACATGGATCAATTCGTGGGAGAACATCTCCTGCATTTATTGTTGCTGGTCCAGCTAATTCATAACCTATACAACTGAACCCAAAATCTATAAGTAGTGCTTTCGCTTTTGCTATTACTTTATAGCGTTTGCCCTTAAAAGCAAGCTCATGCTCAACAGGTTCTTCTATTATAAGAATATTATCACTTTTGAGGTCTCTATGATTAAAAAATAGTACCTTCTCTAAGGGAATTATATATAGAGCAATTTGTGCCAGAATTTCAACAAAATTATCAAAATTTTTATTCAAATAATCCGAAAAAATTATAGCATTATTATATGCTTCCATAGTAAAAACAATATCTCCCTTATAAGTTACAATATCATATACACGTGGTACTATATTTTTAAGATTGAAATGTTCAAGACAGTTATATACAAGAATCTGTATAATAACTTCTCTATATAAACTATCTGTTGGAACATTTTTCAGGCGTTTCATAATACAATAGCGTTGATTTCGAATAACCCACTGTAAGGTTAGATGTTTCGTATCAAATGGAATCTCATCCAATGTTATTGATATTTTTTTCCCATTATTTATATAAAAATAGTTATTTCCCCTTTCATTCAGCAGTGTAGATGGTTCAATATTCATCAAAAGCCGAAGGTCGTGAATATTTCCTGACCAATTTATATTATATGCTTTGAAATTCAACATAATTTTTGAATTATTTTGAATTTCAAATATTGGCTTTTTTAAATAAGTAGCCATCTATTTTACGCTGTACCGTTTAATCCAGATGTCGCTGAAAAATATGTTTTCTCAATATATTCTGATAACTCTATTAGATTAACAAAGCGCACAGGAGATATAGAGGATGAATAGATAATATCTAGTGATAGGAGACTATTTGCATCAGTTGATTCCTTCTGAATAGGATCTTTGAAGAAACGGAGTACTTCGTCTTTGCGTTCTGATTTGAAGATATCATATAACTTTTGAATAATACCATCATTAAGTAAAACTCTTTCTGCATTAATTAGAGAAGTTAGTACAATATTTACTGCATTATTCTCATAAATATCTATAAGTTGAACTGGAATCTTCCACCACATTGTTGATATTAGATCAATATACTTCTTTGTAAGGGTAGTAAATATAGAGCTTTTAATAGTTTCTTTTATATTATAATTATTATAATAGTAACTCAATACATCATCGCCTGTAATAGGATTACTAACAACATAGTTTACATCAGCAGTTTTGTCGTTACATAGTAGACCACAATAGACGCAGTAATGTATTATGGTGCGTGTTGTAAATTGGCGAAGTGATATTATCTGTAATAGTTTTTTATCATCTTCCTTATCTGAATTTATAATTTCTGTTATTTGTGCTGCATATTCTTGGAGTAATAAGTAAATACTACCTTCTGCTTTATTACCAATCTTCTTATTTATAACACGCTGTATTATCCACTGTGGGGAAAACATAAATGTATTTAGTTCTTCATTTTCTAATTTCCAAGGACCTATTAAGCTTAAGAAATTAGGACCAAGTCCTTTACTCTCGGCAAAATCAGATGATTGTATCACATGCTCTTCATCTTTTTCGGATGGATCATCAAGTCCATTCGCATTACTCAGACGATCGGAAATATTTATATTTGAAACATCTTCTGGTGTACCAACTGGTTCTGGAGGTGCTGCAGCAGTAGCAGCAGAAGCAGCAGTCGCAGCAGTCGCCGCAGTATAAGCAGTCGCAGCAGACGCAGCAGTCGCAGCAGTCGCAGCAGAAGCAGTAGAAGCAGCATTATTTCCAGAAGCAGCAGAAGCAGCAGAAGCAGCATCTTCTTCATCATCTCCAGTAGTAGCAGCAGAAGCAACAGAAGCAGCATCTTCTTCATCATCTCCAGTAGTAGCAGCAGCAGCATTATTAGCAGCAACAGCATTATTAGCAGCAACAGTAGCACCATTATTAGCAGCAGCAGTAGCAGCAGTGGCAGCAGTGGCAGCAGCAGCATTATTAGCAGCAACAGTCGCACCATTATTAGCAGCAGCAGTAGCAGCAGCAGCAGTAGCAGCAGCAGCATTATTAGCAGCAACAATCGCACCATTATTAGCAGCAGCAGTAGCAGCAGCAGTAGCACCATTATTAGCAGCAGCATTATTAGCAGCAGCAGCAGCAGAAG